CATCAAAAGCTGATTCTGTAGTGCTGCTGGGGTGTCTCCTGTTCCCAGCCGTCCCGAGGCTGCTTGCACATTCATCAAGCGATTTTGCGCGTCATCGGCTAAAGCTGAGAAAAACGGGTTGTTCTGTATAAAGCTGAGCTGAGCATTGGGATCGCTTATCAAGGCGTTTAGGCCAGACAACTGCCTACGTCCAGCATTGCGATACGGGGCCAGATCACCCCGTATCTTCTTTAGAAAATCTCGCTGCGCATCTATGCCCTCACGAGTTCCTTGTAACTGCATCTCGGCAGCTTTCGTTGAGGCGTCTGCCGCGTCTGATCCTGATAGCGAATCAATAAAATTACCCATTTTTCACCATTCTGGTTCCAGATTTAATAAAGCTGAATTTCTTGGCGAAGTTTTCAAGCGCTTTGCTTTGAACTTCAAAATAAACAGGAGGCGATAATTCGAGAGAGCGTCTAAAACACTCTCTTGCATACTTTCGAAAAGGTTTTAAACAGTAGAAATGGCCCTTACCTCGGTACTCGACGAAAAGGCTGATGATTTTGTAATCGAGATAACACCCGATGTACGTCGCGTCCGGCAACCTTTCATACCGATAAGGCGCTTTAGTCTGAATTTCGGGATCGTAGAGGACGGTTTCAATGTCACGAATTGATGTGACGTGCCGAACGATCAGAGAGCAGCCTCAATGTCTGCTGCCGCGGAGTGGATACACCAGTAAACAGCATCGGACATCTTTACTCTCATGATCCGGTTGTAAAACGACCCCAAACCGAACCATTCCACCTTCCAGATGAACTCTCCGGCCCTGCCGGCGGACCCCCAAATCTCCGTTGACCACGTTCTGCCGCCATCGTCGGACCATTGGAGCATCACAAACGGGCCTTCGTCGTCTTCGTCTTGAGAGGAAGACCCAACACCGGTTTCCATGATGAGTTCGAACCGGTTCATCACAAGCAATTTACCGGGAGCGCCGACTAAGCCCCCGTGGAAGTTAGCGGCGTCTCGAATTCTTAAGACTTCCTCGCCAAACTCGTCAAACGTGTCTTTATCTAGCTCGTAAATATTGCCGTTCGTGGCGTCTGTGACGTAGTTTTTATTGTTGAAGTAGACGAATGAGGAGCCGATGTATCGTTCTGTTGCGGATGTTCCAGAGGAAAGTTCAAACCAGCCGTTCTCAATACCTACATTCTCGTTAAAGCAGAAGGTTCTTTGAGCGTTGATAAAGGTTATGCAGTAGAAATTCTGGCCTTGGAATTGGAAGCAGTTACCTTCGGCATCATCGATGACCGAAAAGCCTTCTATTTCGTTTGCAAGGTGAATAGGTGTGACGCTTTGCTCCTGCCCGCCCTGAACAAAATAGATGCGCCTGTCGTCTCCAAGGAAGTAAAAGCCGTTATCGTTCTTTGCGACAGAATGGAGAGCGGCTAAACCGACTTGAATTATGGCTCCAAGAATGGGAGAGAAAGGGGGGTTCCCTGTGCCCGTGTTTTCCCACGGCTCCAGGGTCTTGTCGCCCATCATCCATACGACTTTGTCATAAACAAAAACACGGATTAGGTCGTCAGCGTTGGATTCCGCAGTTCCGTAGTTGAGCCCAGAAATGCTGGATGGGTTGCTTACATCCGACGATGCAAACCGCCCCCCGTCTCCATCGTAGAGAATTTGGTTATTCAGGTGGGCGCAAGAATTTGGATCCTCCAGATCCGCGTCGGTAATCTCAGTTAGGGTCGTTCCATTCCATACGTACGCAGTTCCGGCTGTTACGATAACAACACTTGTGCCGATGCCGTCAAAGATACACTTGGCAGAACCCGGAATAGAGCCTCTATTCGTTCTCGCTCCCGCTGTACTTATTGTGTATAGATTCTCACCAGAGACTTGATAGAAGACCCCGAGGTGTTCAAACCCTCCTCGACAAGGGCCGTTACCGGTGGAGAAGTCAGCCAAGCCAGGAAAGGAATTTAATACAAAGTCTTTACCAACAGCCTCGGGATAGAGGTTCAGCGTTTTCTGACTTGATAAGAACTTAGACCGGCTCTGAGACGATGGGCCCGTGAGATTGATTGCTACTGTTGCCATTAAGCGCCCGAGCGAATATCCGAGCCGCCAGCAGACACAAGACCACTAGGTAACTCCATTTCTTCGATGTCTGCCTGTAGATACTTGTCCCTGACGTTATCCAACAGCTTTACAGCAGACTCTCGTACGGTCTGAGGGATTGGGAGTTTCCAGTGGTCGGCAACCAACACAGTCAAGTTGTCCTTCAGGCAGGACATTTCCGAGGCGTCGAGATAAACGGTGTCGCTTAAAGCTAATGTAGCGAGCTGTAAGTCCAGGCCATCATTTTTAAGGCCGGCCAACCAATCGTTAAGCAGCTCAAGCCCCTTAACAGCTTTATCATTCGGAACCGTCTGCCCTGTCGGGACAACTCCGGGGCGTTCCAAAGCAGATGTGACTACCTGTAAAGCGGTGGTCATATCGGCCTGTAGGCGACAGTGATATTGCCGGTTGCTGAATCGTTAGGGTTAACGATAAGCGAGGTTTCAAACCGTATGCCGGGGAATGTATAAATCGAGCCAGCGGCGGCTGAAGCCGGGATGGTAACAACAGTTGTAGATGCGTCTGTAATTGGTAAAGTGTGAGCCGACAAAACCGTGTTTACATACACTCCAAATAAAAGCGCTGGCCCGTTGTAAGCGGTTGTTGAATCAGCCGCCACGTCAATAACCGCATAAAGGCACTCAGTATGAGTTAACCGGCTGGCTTCGGCAGACTGACTGCTTGAACTGGTCGGCGTTAATAGAATTTGTTCGGCAACTGAAGCGGTTCTTGCCATAAGAACTCCTAAGAATGAGGGCCATCCTTGGCCCGAGAGGGTTTACGTTAGGTAGTGGTGAACGGGGTGACCATCGTGCCAGTGCCGATGACCAAACCATTTACATACCACTTAGTTGAACCTATGCAGATGAAACGAAGGGTTGAGCCGATGAAGCCGCCCTTCGTGTCTCCATCGATTGTCACGGCGACGATGGTCGTACCGTCAGCCTCGAACACATCACCAGAGGTGGCGATGGTTGCATCGCCAGCCATAACAGCGCCTACCAGAAAGGTAGTAGCCGCATCGGTGATTATTTTGTACGAGTTTGAGGTGCGGGTGACTGTTACGCCGACATCGAAGTACATTCCCTCCTGTGGAGCGGGAAGGGTTAGGGTTGCGCCAGTAGCTACGCCAAGCAGAACCAGCGAACCGGACTGCTCTTTTGTCAGCGTAGTATTTGACGTGACGGTTACGATTTCTCGATGTTGGCCGGTAGCCACACAACCGTCAGGACTGCCATAGTTAAGGCGTTCAAGATTTGCAGAAAGTGCCATGTTTTATATCTCCTTAACCGGCAGCGCCGATCATGCGACAGGCCCAGGCGGGACGAAGGGCTGCCATTCCATACAAAATGTCGATACGCATCAGCAACTCATCGTTACGAATGTCCGATGCTTGCCAAACGCGCAAAGACAACCCGTCCTGCTCGCGACGAACGCACTTGTGAGCGTCGTCCATAATCGGCAAGTCCGCCGTTACGAACTGGAACGCTTCCTTGTGGTACATCAACTGCTGGACGTAGTTGGTCGAAGCTGAGCCGACAAAAACAATGTCATCGTTGTCGGTCGGCTGACCAGAGCAGTTCTGACGTGGATCAGTCGTGCTCCATATCACAGCCGGGGTAAAGGTGAGGCTGGTCGTGGTCGCTGACGTGATGGTGAACTGCTTCAGGTGCGAGTAAGCAACCTTGGTTTCCGGGTGAACGTCATATGTCCCTTCAATGGTAAACACCATCCCGGCTACAGGGGCGGCAGTGAAACCGTCCACGGTCAGAGTGGTAATACCGGAAGTCAAGGTACCGCCGTTGATCTCGCCCGCAACGTCTGCTGAGTTCGGCATTGTCCACATGCGGTCGTTTTCGTACCAGTCGGCCATTGCCGTGCGGCCCATCATGCCTTCGCGGTACTGTTTCTTGATCTGTTCGGAATCTTGAAACAAACCTTTCAGGCCGTTAACCAGTTTAGCCATGGCTACAGATTCGCACTGGATATAACGCTGGCCATCTTTCGGGGCAAGATTCTGGTTCAGTTTGGCTCGCGCCAACCCTGGGACCTCAAGATCAGTTATTGCCGTTCCAGCGGTTCCAACCAGGTTATAAGTGGCTTTCGTCGAGGAGGCGATATAGTCCGCCTCAATCCCAGACACCAAAACCTTTACCGCAGGCTCAATGTAACGCTTGCTGAAATCGTCGATATCAAGCGTCAACTCTGCTGAGTTAAAGCGCATATCAACGTGGTCTTGGGTTGCCAGAGTTATAGTGCCTTTCGTCTCGTTCTGGTCCTGTACATCCATCACACGGGAACCCGTGGTGCGTTTGTACTGATTGGGCTCACGAACACGCAAAACGGAACCGATTTTTGCGCCGCTAACCCCATACGAGTCATCGTATTGGAGGTCAGTTGTTGCTATGAATGAAAGGCTTTCATGCGCAACACGCAAAGACTCCTGCGTAATTTTGTCGATAGTAAGATTTGTATTCGCCATTCGGATTTACTCCAAAAATGGCCCTACCTCCGTCTACGAGCGGCAATCTGCTTTTCACGCAGTGCAACAAACTCTTTGTAAGGAAGTTTTGGGTCGTTGATGTCTTTCTCGACAACCGATGACCCGGCGACTTTCTTAACAGGAGGGGGCGCGTTAGAAACCGTCTTCGGTTTGGGAATTTCCAACCGAGACTCCAGGTGAGCTAACGCACGCGCGGCCTTTGTGGGCGATTGCTTGGCTAGAGTGGCGATATCGTCGGCCTCATCAAGATGAGTTCCGAGGTAGTAAGCAAGAGCAACGTTCTTTTCAGAGGTTTGGATGAGAGTCAACAGGTCTGAGGGCATTGAATTAACAATCGCGGCGAAGGTTTCATCCTTCATTACCGCCTCTATGCCTTCGTAGTTTTCTTTCTCCCTTTGCAAATCGGTCACAAACTTAAGGCCAGCCTTCTGCTGCTCCTCTTGTTTGCGCTGAGCTGCCTGGGCCTCTGATTCCTGTTTTGCTACCTTCGTGGAATCAAAAGAAGCTTTGTCTTTGTGATATTGATGTACGGCTGCTACAAAATCAGCGTCGTTATCATATTCAGCAAGCTTTGGCTCTTTTGGCTCCTGTGGTTGAATGCGCCTTTCAAAGTCTTGGAGCTTTGTTTCAAGCTCGGTGAGCTTTGACTCTAACTGCCGCTTGTCGCGTGTTAGCTGATTGATGCGTTGTTTCGCCGGGACCTTATTGCGTCTTTCGCCATCAGGTTCGGGAGTTTCGGCTGCATCAGCCGGAGTATCGGTACTACCGAGTTCAAGCTCTTTCGCTTCGTCAGCAGGTGCCGGGGCTGCGGTTTCGACAGGCGCAGGAGCGCTCGCGGTCTGTTCGACCGATGTTTCAGTACTCATTTAATTACCTCTGTTGTTGC